CTTTGTAATGCTCGCCCAGTAACAGAGACACTTCTACCTTTAGAAGTACTTTGTTTAAGTTCTAAGAAAGCCTGTGCCCCGCCAGTTAAACTTGTTTTTTGCAGTTCTACTCCAAAAACTTTTAAGAAAGCGGTTAAACTGCCTTGAACATCAGGACGAGCAGTTGGGTTTGAAAACTTAGAGGTATTTCTACCTTCTTTTAGTCCAGATCTAGTAGCGATAAAATCAGACATTAGTCTTAAGGCTACTGACCTAGCTGAGGTAGATCCTTTTAATGCTACTTTTGTTCCTTTTAAAACTCTCTGGGAATATTTAATAATAGGAATACTTTTACCATTTTCTATAACATTAGTACCCTCAATGGAAACAATAGGTTGCACCATTATTAAATAATCACTCTATATAAATCTAAAATACGGCGGATATGCGGAGGGAAGTTGGAGCTTAATTGTCTATCTTGAACATTCTCACCTTGGAAAGTAAAACTTTGTGATTCTTGACGATCTTTATGTAGCATTTTAACATAGTCCATAGTAGCCATTAATAAATCATTAGGAATGTTGCCTGATTCATATCCAGATTTATATGCTACACGAACTCCACGAGGATAATTTCTAAACTTAGAAGCTCCTACAATAGTTAACCCAAAATCTCCTGTTCCATCACCAATATTTTTAGTTATCTCACCAGTCTCAGGATAAAATAGGAATTGTTCAACAGTAGCATGATCATCTTGGAATGTTGCAGTGTTATCAGTGCCATCAAAATGAATTAGTAAAACAGTACTATCATCCGTAGCATGTTGATAAGAAGGAGCAGTAAAAGCAGCAGTATGTCTAGCAGCATGAGAAATTCTAATCTCATCCATAAATCCATTAAAATATTGATAACTTGAAGGAACATTTTGTCTTGCAATTTCAAGAGGAGCGGAAATATCGGGCATCACATTTGATGTATTTTGTGTACCTAAAGAAGTGCCATTTCTATATATAGCCCAAGAAGAGCCTGATCGAACTACCTCTACATGATAAAAAGTATTGGCAGAATAACCAGTTGTAGCAGCATGAGTAACATTAGCTATCTCTGTTCCTCCTGATACAGCTCTAAACGTATAGCCATTAGTTGTATCATACCCAAGCGACCAGAGGTTATCAGCATCCGCAGCTTGTGATATAAATATAGAGTTAGCAGAGTAAGAATTAGCTCTTACTTGCATATCTATAGTAAAATTTGAGTCTCCAAAAAACCAGTCATTTGAATCAGCACTATATAAATAATCATTTGATCCATTAAAAAATGCAGAGGAGTCCCCGAACTTTTTATATCTACTCTTAAGTACAGGTCCTCCGCTGCTTGATAATACTTTATTAGAGTTTATTCTTGTTACGGAAGATCCGTCTGATTGTGGATTGTTTAATCTTCGATATGCAGTACCATCATACTCAGAAATAGAGTGAACATTCTGTAAAGGTAAACGAGATACGAAAACAGAGGCTTTTCCACCATCAAATACTTCCGAATAAGAATTACTTAATACTTCATGTCCTATATAGTTCTCAACAGCACCACAAGCAAAAGAAATAAGATTGCTAAGTCTAGCATCTTCGTTTATACTTGTTATGTTTAAATAGTTCTTTATTTGTGCTAAAGAAACATATGGATATTTACCATAATTGCTAGACATTTATTAACCCCCTTATTTTGTAACAATAGTAGATTTAGGCTTTACAGGAGCTGTTACTTCTTTTTCTGTAGTAGTTGATGTAACAACTTTTTGTTTAATAGGCTCGGGTTTTGGAGCGGGTTTTGGTGCCTTAGCAACTTTCCACTCTGCAATATAAGAATCAACTTGAGTAAGACCATTACCAAGTTTCATTAAAATTCTACGAGCCTCGGCTTCGTCGTCAATGTGCATAATTTCATTAAGCATTTAATAACTCCTTATCTTTATAGTAAGAAAGGGAGGCAGGTGAACCTACCTCCCTCTCCTATCTCAGGTTATCAGTTGTTACCTAATTAATTAGGCAAGTGTTCTGATTGTAGAAGCGTAGCTGTATGTTGTTGAGACGTTAGCACCGCTACCGACAGTTGAGAGAGCCTTGAAGTCAAAGCGTGTGCTCATATACATCGCTGTGACCTGCTGACGGGGCTCATACTCGCTCTCGATCTCGATTCCACGACGCTCTGCAATCATGAAGCCGGGCTTGTAGACTAGAGCACCAATATCGGCTGAGTTAGAACCAACGTTGTCTAGGAACTCAGTGATGACCACTGGGATACCATAGATGGCGCCAACTGAACCTGTGAGGTATGTGGCGTTTGGTCCGAACTTATCGACAGTGCGGAAGTCGGAGGTTGTGACTAGCTCGTTGTAACCTTCGATTGTTGTAAGGTATACGAGATGATCACCAAGCTGTAGACCATACTTACCCATTAGAGCACGGGCTGAAGCAATATTTGCGGCAGAAGCCTTTGTATCGCCATCGGCGGTGCGAACGGTAAGACCGTTTGCAGCAACCTGGTTAACCATTGTGGTAATACCCTTAACAACTGATGCATAAGTAGCAGTTGTAGCTGGGTTAGCAGTGAAGCCTGATAGGGCACCTGTACCACGAAGGATTGCCTTATCAATTGAACGTGAAAGGCGACGTGTTGCTGCACGACGGAGGAAGTCGATTAGAGGAAGAATTGTATCTTCTTCTTCATCCTTAGCAAGATGTGTTGTAACCATGAACTTGTGTGGAGTAAAGTCCACAGAGCTAATTGCGTTCTGGTTTGAAGTTGGAACATTTGTTGCATCAGCGATGCCAGTAGCATAGGTGCCGGAAGCAAACTGTGCTACGAAATCATCTGTGTCTTCGTTTGCAACGGGGACACGGAATGTCTTAGCATCGACCTGAATACGGTCAAACATTGGAGCTATAACTAGCTGCTGCTCCATTTCTTCGTAAATATTTGTTGAGAAGTTGCTGAGGAACTGATCAACTGAAGTGACTGCCTTAATCTGATTACCAAGCTTGGTATCAAATGGGTCACGACGATTAAGAGCCTTAGCAAGGAGGAAAGCGTTAGCCATTTCCTTTTCTGAGTAGCGTGAGGCAGAACGCTCTGCCTGATAAACATGCTTGCTCTCAGAGATTGCCTTAATCTCGTCCTTATATTTTGAGATCTGAGCCTTAAGTTCAGCTAGATCTTCGCGTGTCTGACGATCAGATTCTCCCTTACGGTCAATCTGGTCAGCTTCTTTCATTACAGTATCGCCAGCCTTTTCAACTAGCTTCTCTGTCATATTGTCTCCAACCTTGACTGAAGAGACTTCGGCCTTTTCTACAACTGTTTCAGTTGTAGGGGCAGCCTTCTTTTCAGTCTCTAGTACAATTGGATCACCTGCATTTTCGGTTGCCATTGTTTCATTCTCCTTTATAGTCTTAGTAGTCTTATGACCGTTTACTAATAAGGCTAGATTCTTGTAAGTCTCTTCGCCATCTTCGCAGTCAATACTCATAAGCTTTTTAATGTTATTAGTCATCATTTTTGCAATGTGGTAGTTAGTGTCGTTCCATTCTGATGATGGTGTAGTGGTTAAGTTAATTGTTTTATTAAGCTTTTCCTGTAAAAGTTCGCTATTTTTAACAGCCTCTTTGTCTTTTACTGCATAAAGCTCTTGTTCAGTTACAGTAATTAAAGAACTATAGTCTTCTTTAATTGCCTGACGCTCTGCATCAGTTAAACTTTTAAATTCTGTAGATGTTGCTTCAAGATCATACTGTGACCCGATATCCCAGAAATTCGCTACTGATAAATTTTCAGCAGGAATTGTAAGAGTATTATCTAATGATTTACCGTTTAAGTCAACTTCTAAAAATTGAAAAATAGGGTTTTGGGCAGTAGCAATTTTAGTTACTGAATATCTTTTGCCTTCGTGCTGAATAAAAGCTCCATTTTTAATTTGTGCGGTTTCTGCACTAAGAAGATTAACAAAAGGAATTGGTACATAAGGATCAGAGGATAAATCAATATCATCATCATCTTCTTCAGATAGTTTCTCAATGGTTACATCTTCATCAAGATTGACTTCCTTAATAACTTCCTTTTCTTCTTCAGCTTCGGCAATAACTTCTGGTTCGATTTCCTTTGTCATTGTGTTCTCCTCTGATTCAGAATATAGAATAACAGAAGAATAATTTGGATTTTTATTTCCTCCAGTAGCCTCACGTTCGCTGGGAGACATTGGACGTTCATCCTCATCTTCTGAATTATTAGGTGAATCAACATTGTTAGAAGGCTGCACTAAGAACACTATCTCGTGAGAGTGCCCTTCTGCTTCTTCAACTCGGTAATTCACTATTTTATGATAATGTTTTAGTCCATGTGAAGTATAGGTAGTAACACCGTTTCCACTATCATCCATTTCAATTGTATGATAATGTCCTTCTTTACTACCTGTAATTCCTACATAGATTCCATTCATCATCTTGATTTCGTCTTTCTCAGAAGCTTCCTTTAGATTCTTCTTAAAAGACTCATATTCATCGTTAGATTCAAAACTTTTTCTAACGCTAAATAAACTTTCTTGGTTACAAGGTACAGAAACAACACTGATTTCATGAAGTTCAACATCTGTAATCATTGTTGTATCAGTATTTCTATCATAACGTCCGTCTTTTACGCGGAATCCGACAGAAAAACTCTTTAAAGCTCCGTCGCTTATGAGAGTTTGTACGCCATGAAGTTTTTCTGCAGCGTCACTAACATAGGCTTCAACAAAGATGCCCTTACGATCTACAGAAATCTTTTCTACTCGTCCAATTGGCTTGCCATGATCGTGTTGGTATAAAAGAACAGGGTTTTTACGATAGTAATCAACGCCTTTAGCCCAAGCGTTTGCTGTTATAATATCGCCTGAACGATCTTTATCAGTCGTATTAGCGTATCCAGCAATTCTTAGACCTTTCTTCTTTTTACCAGCACCTTTCTCAACAGTCAATGGACTATAAACATGAAACATTTTATCCATTTTGGTTATCCCCTTGATTAGGATCTGGTGCAGTATTCTGATCACTCTCAGCAGGTCTTCCGCCTTGAGAGGGGTCTACAGCACTTCCTGTAATATTTTGTGGTATTCTAATCTCATCACAATCTTCACGATTATCAAATCTAAGCCCTACTCTAGCTTCATTAGGTGTAATAATACCAGTATTTACTAACGAAGAATAGTACATAGCTTGTGTTTTTTCATCAGCTCTGAGAGCAGAAACAGCCGCTCTATCAGGGCGAATAATAATATCTGAGTTAAAGAAGTGAGAAAATGCACTACAAAACTGCTCAAGAATTGGCATAACCGTATGATTATAAAATAAAACTTGGTTTGCAGAAATATTAGCGTTATTTCCTGACTTTAGTAGAACGTATGGGACACCAAGAGCTTTTGCTATATCTTGTTGAACTCGTTCTACAGAAGCTTCAAAATCTAATTCAGAGAATTTAATTTGACCAAAAGGACTTAGTTTTAACCCACCGTCTAAAATAGCAGGATTTCTAGCTCCACCATATAAGGTAGAATAACTTTGTCTCCATTGTTCTAATAATCTGTCTTTAACTTTTGGGCTTAGAACAGATTCTGTTTCAAGTACAATTCCTGGAATACCATTGTTCTTAAAGAATTGACGCTGAAAATTAATTAAATAATAATAAAGCTCTACAAGTCTTTTTACTGATTTTAGTTTAGGAGCACCACGATAGATACTATCTTCGTTATCAGATTTTATATGAATAATTTCATCTGTATCAAATTTTAAAGATGATTCTTGTCTTGTAGTTTGCTTTCCATATCCATATACAGAAGACTGCTGCATATTTCTAACCAAAAAGTTATAGTGTGAAATAAAAGTTTTATTATCAGGCTTTATTTCCATATCATTAGCCGGTAATACGTAAAGGTTTGTACGATCATAATAAAAGAAAGCATTGCCGTCTAATAAATAGTCTAAAAATGCACGACGAAATAATTTTACTCTATCCTCAAAAGGATTAGGAGAACGATTTAAAAGCTTATCTATCTTTTTAACAGCTCCGCCACCTTCTACAATAATTGGAACTTCTATTAAAGCGTTAATTATAAGTTCTATAGAACGATTAACTACTTCAACTTCTCGATATGCTTGTTCATAATCAAGAATAGTTTCTGGACTAGCATAAGGCTCTGCGGCAGCTAACGAAGGCTGTGCAGGGTTAAGCTTTTCTGATATCCATCTTCTCCAACCTGGAACTTCGTTAGCCATGTTTCTCCCTTTGAATTTCTAACCAATTTATAATTTTATTTGATAGATGATTACTATAACGTTGTCCGTATATATTGTGTAATCTTTCGTGATGTTGTTTACAAAGGGTATAAAGGTTGTTATTGTTTAACCGATCAGACTCATCATCATAAAATTTTACTCTTATATCTTTTATTTCCTCAACAGTATCAAATTTAGACACTTTATTTTTTATGCACCAGTCTTCAAAAAGTTGAGATATAGAAAAAATATGATGAAGTTCTAAGTTTTCTTTCTCTTTGCATATATAACATTCATCGCGTAATTTGTAGTCTTTTTTAATATAATCCCTTATATACTTAATAGGAATTCTTTTTAATTCTGTCATTATCCTATAACTTTACCAAATAGAAATCACTATGTCCAATCTTTAATTTTTAGAAGCCGGGAAAGGGGAACGAAAATTTCGGATTGTGTCCCATCTCTTACTAAAATGATCGGGATGTTTATTTAATCCTACATTACCTTCTTCTAGTAAAGAAACTTCTGTTTTAATTATTTTAGGTCTTGTTTTGTAGTAATCACTCATAGATAGAGATACTTGAATATCATCTCCTCTGTCTTTAGTACCCCAAGGTTCTATATAATCTTTCCATATAGTTTTTAGATGAGGAATAGATACAGAAATACAAGCTCCTACTGCTATATCTGATTCTGTATCTATACACCACTCACTAGATAAATCTTCGTAACGAGAAACTTTATTTATACCAGACCTACCATATATAGAGATAAGTCTATCAGGAGTTTTTTCTATTTGAGTTCTTAAAGTAATTATACAATGAAAACTAGGATCTATATCATCGTCTAATAAAATTGCATATTTAAAATTTAAATCTTTAGCAACTCTCCATCGTTCTATGCACCAGCGATTTTCATTATTATTGATTACTTTTGCACCAGAAAAATTAGACAGTTTAACATCAGAATTATTATTAATAACTAGTATAGGAAGCTTCTTATTGAATTTTTCTACTAATTTATTTACATTGCTAAGTCTTTTATAGTTTAAAATTATTAAAACAGTATCTTTAAGCATATATTGAAGCCGAAGTTTTTACATAGGTATAGATACCATATCTTGCAGCGTCTGAAGCATGAGAATTATCATCATGAATTGTTTTAGGATTTTCTGTTTTAGGGTTCCACTTATAGTTTGCCATAGCAGTAAAAGTTTGGAAACCTGTTTCACGATCAAATATTAAACGATCATGGTCTATAAGAGCACCTAAATAATTTATACCGTCTTTTACAGACTTTATAGCATTTTCACAAAAAATGTCATAGTCATACGCAAAATCAGCTTTAAGCTGTTGAGCGGCAGAATCAATATAAATCATCTCTACCTCCCATTTTTCTTCTAGTTCTTTAATATTTTCCGCAAGCTCTGATGTAGTAACCTCTCCAGATATATACTCGTCTATGACATAAAAATTTTCACCATCAGTGGCTATTACAATAAAAGCATTTAAGTCACGATAGCCAACGTCAAGACCTGCAATAACTTCAAAACGATTCAGATTTTCTTTTACCCAAGTTAAATCTTGTAAATGACGATTCTCATCAAGGCTATAAACCTGCATTTCAGTAGTAGTCCAATCACACTCATACTCTTGTGCAAACATTTTATTAGAAATAGAACGACGAGCCTCTTCAATATCTTTAGTACTTAAAAGAGGATTAGATCTCCAAGTGTAAAGTCCAGAACCCCAGTCTTCAAACTCAGAGTCTTGTCCACGAAGATAGTAAGAATAAAGGTAGTTTGTTTTACCACGGGGAGTAGATATAAAAAGTGCCCGAGAATCGGGGTAGGTAGAAAGAGCAGGACGTAAATCACGAGTAAAATACTCATCATCAGGGATGATTGCCGCTTCATCTACGATTATAAGATGAGCAGCACGCCCCACAAGTGAGTCTCTGTTGTTAGCCGATAAGAGACGGAAGGTAGACCCGTTGATAAGCTTAACAACTTTATCTTTTTGATTGAACCTATCCACTTCCAGTTGTAAGTTTCTAATAATATCTGTGACATAATCCCAAATAATTGATGATAGAGTAAAGTTAGGAGCTACTACCATCACCTGTTTTCCTGGCTCTAAAAGTTTAGCAAATGCTAATATGCCAGCAGATAAAGATTTACCAGTTCTTCGAGCAGAAATATGAGTCCAAAAACGATTATCTTCTAACCCTTCTACCATTCCCCATTGAGATTCATTGAATTGTATTCCTTTATGTTCTCCAACTACAATTTTATCGAGTAGTCGTTCTACAGGAACTTTAAAATATTTATCTGACATTATTTAAAATAATTACCTATCGCTAGTACTATACCAATTACAGCTCCTGACATAGAACCTACCCATAATAAAGTTTTTAAACTTACACGACCAGTTGTAGCAATTGTTCTAAGTTCATTTATTTCTTTACGCATATCTTTCATACAAGTAGCCATTTCATCCATTGTTTTAATAAGTTGTTCGTAGCGTTCTTGACACACGGCCTCATGTCTAGAAAACTCTAGCTTAGACTGTTGTGTGCGTTCATGAAGTGTGTCAATACTATTTTCAATATCCATTGGACTACGTCTTTATAATAAATTTAACAGCTACACCTGGATGGGTAACTGTTAGTGCGGGAACTGAGTGAGTATGCCCATTTACTGTAAGAGAAGGTATAGTATGAGTATGAGTTGCGTGAGCGCTTACCCCTGTTACAACTGTAATTGAGTTTGTAACGTCTTTGTCTGTTGTAGAGTTAGTAGTACTAGTTGTAACACTATGAGTAGTTGGTCCATCTGAACCTGTTGTACTAGCTACTGTGGAACCACCTGTTGACCCTGATGTTCCAGTTCCAGTTGAGTTCTGACCGCTTGCATTAACTTCTCCAGCTGTTTTAGTACCAAGAGTAAAGGTAGACGCACCATATGGGGCTCTATCTCTAAAATCAGGAACGTTGAAGGTCGTAGACCCGTCGCCTACACCATAAGTAGTGCCAATTGCAGAAAAAAGTGCTGCATATGTAGATCTAGAAATAGCTCCACCTTCACAGAGATACCATCCTCCAGGTGCAGAGGCTGCACCATACATGATGATAGAGCCCGCAGGAATTAAGGCGTTGCCCCCCTCTTGAAGCTTACCAGTGCTAACGTTAACATCCCCCGAGAATGTTGAGGTAGTTTCACTTAGCGATAGTGCCTGTGTAAGCGTAATAGCAGCACCACTACTTACACCGGATTTTACTTGAAAAACCATAGCAGCGTTAGTACTTGCATCTGTATTCACATGAATACGTGCAGCATTACCATTTTGCTCTGGTACACCAGACTTATGGTTCCATGTTATGTTAGCATTTCCGTATCCGTCATTATGCGTTAGCGATACGCCGCCACTACCACGCCCTGCCGTTATGAAATGATTGGTGGAATACTCGCCTGTGCCTGATGTTTTACCAGTTAGGTTGTCGAATGCATGGGTGTGGCTATCGTTAGCGATAACAATAGCATTATATGTGCCACTGACATCTCCGCCAAATGATGTAGATGTGTTTAAGTAATAAGACCCTTGCTGCCCATCAAGTAAGTCAGCATCTAGTCCAGAACCAGATCCGTCAACTGTCTTAATCTTAGTTAAAACATCAGCAGCTGTGTAACTTGATGACGCAAGTTTAGCGTCTAGCGCAGTCTGTAACCCATCTATATTAGAGATAATGTGATTATGACTATCATCTGCTACAGTAACTGTAATAGCAGTAGTACCTGATCCGCTTGCATCGCCTGATAAAGTAATAGTTTGGTTACCAGTTAATTTTCCGTCTAATTGTGTTTGAATGTTACTTGTAACACCGTCTGTGTAGTTAAGTTCGGCAGCGGTTGCTGTTAAATCACTTATGTCACTTACAGTGGCACTAGCAAAAGTTACAGCACCCGAACCATCTGTTTGCAAGAATTGATTGGCACTTCCATCACTAGTTGGAAACTTGTATGCGTCGTTGAATGTAATCGCACCGCCATCGTTACCATCAATCTTAAATTGCACATCATCATTTGTACTGGCTTCTACTGATGTACCGTCTGTGGTAACCGCAACCGTAAACTGTGTTCTGTTGGCATTGTTGGTGTTGTCAAAAGCAAACTGTCCGCCTACAATAAGTGCTGAACCATTCCAATATTCGTGGTTACTTCTATATAGATAATCACCTGATTGTAAAGCACTTGGCGAGGCAATCGTGCCTCTATATCTTCTTGTTCTTACATCTGGAGCGTCAGCACTATCATTGTACTGTTCCATACGAATTTGTGCTGCTTGAGAACCTTCGCCTGTCATATGTAATGTTACTTCAGGAGATGTTTGATTGATACCAATATAATTACTACCTGTATCAATACTAAGTGTACTATCACTTATAATACTAGTTCCATCTGAACCTACAATTAGTAGTTCGTTTGCACTGCCTAGTGTAATACTAGTTACACCATCCAAGTAGTTAAGTTCCGTAGCAGTAGCAGTTATCGCAGTACCACCAATTTTTAAAGTAGTCGCATCTACAGTAGAAGAAACAACTTCCCCACCAACATTTACGTTACCAGTAGAAGTTCCATCACCAATAGTAACAGTGGCGTTAGCTTGAACTTCAAACTTACCAGTGGCATCTATACCAAGACCGCCTAAAAATGGATCAACACGAGTTACCATTATTTCTTAACCTTCCTTCTTGGCGAAGCACCAGTAGCTACATTTACAGGAGTACCAGTCCCCTGTCCTTTTTTACCTGCTCCTGCTTTTCTTTGGGCTGCTCGTTTACGACGAACAAAAGAGGCTCTGCCTTCTTTTCCTAATTTTCTAGCTTTTTCTCTAGATAGACAAGCGGCATAAGGATCATCAACTTCGCCTTCCCCACATTTACCAATACGATTACCCTGGGCATCATAACGATCCCAACCGCCACCACCAATGCCGCCAGTCTTACCTGTTCCAAACCAAGCTTTAAGACCTCCACGAGGTTTTGCCATTTAGCTCTCCAGTGATGATTTTAATTTAGAAATAAATACTGACTTAGCTGCATCAAGTTGGTCAAAGCGCATTCTTAGATTATCTTGCTGAATGCTAATATCTCTAAGCTGTGCAACGCACTTTAATTGATCTTGATTAAAAGTGCTTAAATCATACTCTTTATCATCAATTGTAATTTTATTTGTATTTTCTTCTGTCATAGTTCCCCTCTATCTTTCTTACGCCCAAGGCGCTATTTTATTTACTCTGGCTGGATTTTTTTGAGCATCAATTTGAGCATCAATAGAAGCTTTTAAACGAGCCTCTGCTTCCGAAGTAGTCTCTTCTCCTTCAACAAGGTTAGAGAGAGTCCAGCCTTTAACTATTTCTTCAGTAAGACTAGCAAATGCTGTAAATGATCCAGCTTCTGCATCTCCTGTTGCAATAGAACCATAAACGGTTCCCGATACTGGAGATTCATCGTCAGTTTGTCCCGATAGTCTCCAATGAATTAATTTTACTACGTCAGTTAGATCACCTTCTGTAGGTGCTGCTTCAAGAGGTCCAAAAGACCATGTGTATGTTGTAGCCATTAGTCATATTTCCTTTTTGGGTTTGAAATTATTTGATTTTTAAATGGTGTCTTTGCAGCACACCACTCATCATATCCCATATACCCTGGCTTTTTACCAGAGGGCTTGGTGACCATTCTACCGAGGGGGGTGTAGAACTCACACCAGTCTTGCTTTTCTTTATAACGCCGGTCAGACGAAGCCTGTTCCCAAGCTCCATCTGAACGAGATTTTTTATCACGATAGCGATAACGAAGTGTCGCCATTATTTTTTCTTCTTCTTAGCTAAAATCGCTTTCTGAAGTGCAGGAGGAAGTTTCTTTTGAGCTGCTGTAAGTCCTCCATTACCAGTCTCTTTTTTACCGTTTTTCATTGATTTCTTTTTTGAATGCATTGCCATGTCACTTTTTTCCTTTTGTAGTAGAAGTACGGTATTTACCGCCACGTCGCTTATATTCTTGAACTAACCAACCATTAGCATAAGCAGAAGGATAAACCTTAAACTTGCGTTTTGCTTCTGCCTTAACTCGATCATATAGTGCTTTGTTGGTTGGAATTGCTTTTTGTGCCATAATCTTTATACTTTACCTTATATTTTTGTAGGAGTCAAATCAAAATTTAAAATATTATGTTTTGATAATGAACTTCACAGCTACAGCAGGATAAGTAACTGTATGGGAGTGTGCTGCATGAGCACTCACGCCTGTTACAACTGTAATTGAGTTTGTAACGTCTTTGTCTGTTGTAGAGTTAGTTGTACTAGTCGTAACACTATGAGTCGTGGGTCCGCCAGAAGCTGTCGCTGCTTGGGCGCTTCCATTAATTTCATTAGTGGTCTTAGACCCAAGAGTATAGGTTGATGCGCCATAAGGAGCACGATCTCTAAAGTCAGGTACATTGAATGTGGTAGAGCCGTCTCCTGTACCATAGGTAGTGCCGATTGCTGCGAATAAAGCGGAATATGTTGTTCTTGAAATAGCGGCTCCTTCGCATAAATACCAGCCCGAAGGGGCTGCAGCCGCTCCCCACATACCAATAAAGCCTGCAGGAATTACGTTAGCATTAATATCAGAGCCTAACCCTAAAGATTGTCTAAAGCCTGTTGCATTAGTTTTTCTAATATAGCTATCAGTTGATGAATAGAAGATAGTATCAGATGTTCTAGTTCCAACAGCGTGAGACATATTAAGGTATGTGCTGAATCCATATCTCATGCGAATATCACCACTTCCATCTCTAGCTACAATAGTAGAAACTGTAGCTGAGGTGGCATACTGCAAACCATCAAGTAAATCAGCATCAAGACCTGACCCTGCTCCATCTACTGTTTTGATTTTAGTTAAAACGTCAGCAGCTGTATAACTTGATGAGGCAAGTTTAGCATCTAATGCTGTTTGTAATCCATCAATATTTGAGATGATATGATTATGGCTGTCATCTGCGACTGTAACAACAATACTTGTAGTACCTGAACCAGATGCGTCGCCGGATAGAGTAATAGTTTGGTTGCTCTGTAAGAAGCTAGACGCTTGTATACCGTCAAGTGTATCAGCATCAAGACCTGACCCAGCACCATCGTTACCATCGGTCCAAAATTTAACCCAAGAAGTTGAACCGTTTCCGTTTGTTTTTCTACCATAAAATGACTGATCATAAAAACTACCACCGATTTGCATCGAGTAGTAGTTTGCGTCATTGGCATGAGTTACTGCTATTAAATGTTGCCAACTATTGTTTGTAATTGGCCAACCTTCTGCAGTTGTTCCAGAGGAAGTTTGCCAGAAACCAGTCTCTGTTCTAGTTGTAATATCGTCTTTTGTTTCACTATCATTAGAAAATTTAGCACCTGAAACATAACCAGTAATTGTATTTGTTACTGATAACCCTGTAAATGATGGTGTTGAAGAAGTTAATACTGCTTGATTAAGATATGATGCAAATTGATTACCATCCCATAAATCAGCATCAAGTCCGTTACCACTACCTTCGTCAGCAACTGTTAATATTCTGTTGCCATTTACTTTTGCATCTCCAGAACTTCCCGGTAAAAGGTTAATCCCACCAATTAAAGTTGTTCCTCCTTGACCAATTGATATGTCGGAACTACTACTCCATTGTAGTAATGTTCTAATATATCCACTGGCATGTCCAACAATTCTCGTCCCACTACCCAATGCTAATCCAACATTTGTTGATGTATCACTTCCAGCACCAGTAGTAGATGGATCATAAGTGCTTCCACCATTTAGTTCTAATGTGACACCGTAATCAACAGCATCACTTCTTAGGAAACTTGATGCTTGAATTCCGTCTAGCAAGTCGGCATCTAACCCAGACCCTGCTCCATCTACTGTTTTAATAGCAGTTAGTATTTCAGAGGCAGTTTGATCAGCAGTTGCCCCAGACTCAATTCCATCTAATTTAGTGCCGTCTGTTGCAATGTCTCGTCCGTCAACAGTTCCTGAGACTGTAATGTTTCCGGTTAAAGTTAACCCACTGGTGGATAACTCCATATAATCACTTGTACCACCATCAGCAAATGTACCAATATACCAACGATGAAGTGTGGCAGCTCTATTATATAATGTGTTACTTTCAATACCAATAGCATAACCAGTAGCACTAGTCCCGGCATAAAGTTGAATGTGCCCATCGGTTGTTGTGCGATTTGCAAATACTAAATCGTCGTTGAGTGTTATTACACCTGTCGCTGTATCGGCTGTGTCACTTCGTAAAAAACTTCCTGACGATATGCCGTCTAATAAATCAGCATCAAGTCCAGATCCTGCACCGTCATTAGAAGTATCAAAGAATCCTAGTGCTCTAATTTCAGCAGCAGTCATTGTGCCACCTGCAGAGGCTATGCCTGCAGCAAGTTGAGCAGCGTTTGAAGAACGAGTAGCTTCTACGGCATAATACGCACTTGACTGACCATCTAGTAAGTCAGCGTCTAGACCAGATCCTGCTCCATCTACTGTTTTGATAAGAGTAAGAATTTCTGCCGCTGATTGGTCGGCAGTAGCACCTGATTCTATTCCGTCGAGTTTAGTACCGTCTGTTGCTATATCGCGACCATCAACAGTGCCTGAAACAGCAATGTTACCAGAAACATCAAGTTTTTGTAGAGGGTTGGTCGTACCAATACCGACATTGCCGCTGGTGTCGACTCTTAGTCTTTCTACGTTAGCAGTGTCAAAAGTTAGTGCTCCACTTCTAGATCCGAGACGAGTAGTTACTAGAGCACTATCATAAAATAAAATTTGACTACTCGTTGCATCTGACTGCACTCGGAAAACATCTGACGAAGAACTTCTTACATCAAATGTATTTGATGGACTACTAGTACCAATACCGACTTTGCCATCGCTGGTGATACGCATTTTTTCAGAACTTTCAATTTGAATGCTTAAGAAGGTGGAACTTCCCGAAGTATTTAAGGCACTGCCGCCATAACCTGCACTATAACGCCCAACATACATGTAGGAAGAATTGTCTGGAGCATTTCTAATACTACCAGCGACGTCTAATTTTGCGGAAGGTGACGTAGTACCAATACCGACATTGCCGCTGGTGTCGATGGTCAAGCGAGGTACAACCGCAGTGGCGTCTCTAATGTAAAATTTACCGCCAAGAGCAGCGATTGCATAACTGTGAGACG